TAATATAATCTGGAGGTCTATGCTACAAAAAATAGGTTTTGCACCTGGAATCAATAAACAAGTAACGCCAACTGGAGCAGAATCACAGTGGATTGATTGTGATAATGTTAGGTTTAGATATGGCACACCTGAAAAGATAGGCGGTTGGAAACAATTAGGTGATGATGCTCTTACCGGTGCAGGTAGAGGACTTCATCATTTTGTAAATAGTAAGGCCAGAAAATACGCAATTATCGGCACAAACAGAATTTTATACGCATTCTCTGGTGGTGTATTTTATGACATACACCCTATAAAATCTACGACAACTCTTACAAGTGCGTTTACCACGACCAACGGATCAACATCTGTTACAATAACTTTCAGTGGAGATCATGGTATAGGTGAACAAGATATAATTTTATTAGACAATTTTTCATCGATAACAAATTCTAATTTTGCAGCATCAGATTTTAATGATAAAAAATTTATGGTAACGACCGTTCCTAATGCTACAACTATCACAATTACAATGCCATCAGCAGAATCAGGA